TTTTTGAAGGGTATGGTGTCTGCAACTGGTGACGCTATGTCTAGAAGTAGGTTCTAAATTGTGCGTTGCGTGAATTTTTTTTGGCTAGTAAGGTTCGAGCATGGCTATTTCGTTAAATAATAACACACCTAGAGATTCGTATACTGTAACAAGCGGTAATACTCAGTCTTTATTTAATGTTACTTTTTCTTTCTTCGACCAAGAAGACTTAGATGTTTACTTAAATGGTGTGCAAATTTCATTAGGTGCAGATTTTACTGTAACTGGTGGCAATGGTTCTACTGGAACTATTAGCACTGTTGTTCCTGTTGCGCCTGTTGGCTCTAATAGCACTGTAGTTATCACTAGAGACATTCCGCTTCAAAGAACCACAGACTTTCCGTTGTCTGGTGTGTTTAACATTGAGGCTTTGAATACAGAATTAGATAGATTGATTGCTATCGCAGGGGATTTGGCAGATACATCAACAAGATCATTAAGACTTAATCCTGCTGATCCTGATGCTACTCTAAACTTGCCAGTAGTTTCCTCCCGAGCTGGTAATGTGCTTGGATTCGATACCGATGGTGATGCCATTGCGGGTCCTGCCATTACCACGCTCAACAATGTTGTTGCTAATCAAGCGGCGGCTAATCAGTCAGCTATTGATGCGGGTCAATCTGAAACTAATGCGGCTCAATCTGAAGCTAATGCTTTAGCATCTGAGCAAGCGGCGGCGACTTCATTGCAAGCCGCTAATCTTCCAACTACTTTTACTGGTCAAGCAGGTAAAGTTCTTGAAGTTAATACAGGTGAAACTGGTTATGTACTAGCTACATCAGCAACAAACAACGCTGTATTTTACGCTCTGTATTCAACTGCTCTTGGAGAACTGTTGCTTGATTATAGTGAGCTAGGAGTAGCCGCTAGTTTTGATATAGATGATTATGACAATTATTTCTTTGCATCACCAAACGTATCGTTTGCTATTAATGCAAATGGTGTTTTGCAGATAACTACGCCGTAGGAGAGCAAAATGGCAACAATAAATCTTGGCAAAATTAAACTGACTTGGGAAGGCACTTGGTCAAATGCCGCTGTTTATCAACAAAATGATGCAGTTCACTACGCAGGAGATGCATGGTTTGCAAAAATTGATCAAACAGCTTTTAGTTATAACTCTACCACAATTTATCAGATAGATAATTTGGCTATAGATGGCGGCGTTATATACAGATTTATAAATAACACCCCAACTGCTGGGCAACAACCATCCTCAAGTGTTGGATATTGGGCGGTAAATGCGCCTAGTTCTACTAATGCGGCTTATTGGGATCTTATGGTTGAAGGTACAAACGTTGCTACTACACGCGGCGATTTGATTACACATGATGGTAGTACTCAAGTTCGATTGGCTGTTGGAACGGCTGGTCAAGTTCTAACATCTGATGGGACAGATGTATCTTTTACCCCAGCAAAAGGTTTTGAGGGTCACAAACATCTTCTATCTAATTATGGTAAAGACCCTGCTAATCCTAGTGCAACAAATACATATGGCGCAAATGGGTCTCGTCCATGGCTTGCAGATTATGCTAACAACTGGATACCTGAGGACGGTACGCCTAACACAGCATGTGGTCCTGTGAAAAGTTCAGACAGAGGTGTTCAGCATAACGGCTACAGAATGACAGCTTATCTAAATGCAAATCATGAGCTTGTTGCCTTTGGTGATGATGACCTACATTGGATGGGGTCATCTGCAGGACAAACACACACAGGCGGTGTAGTCCAAAACATTTCTGTTGAATGTGGTGGCATGAGAGATGGTGATTACTTTGTAAGGTTATGGACTGTTTACAGAAACGTCTTTCTTCTTACCAAGGATGGTGATTTGTTTACAGCAGGTGACAATGCGTATGGTCAGCTTGGCACAGGTGGCACAACAGATCGTTATATGCTTGCTAAAGTTTCTACACTTGGTCCTGATGCTACACACAATGGAACGTCAACCCAGATTGCAGGTTTCCATGTTGGCAATCAGACAAACAGTGCAGGTCCGATTGAGTATCACTCATGCTATGCGATTGATACATCAGGCAGGTTATTTGTTTGGGGATACAATGGTAGTGGAAAGCTAGGGATTGGTAATTCAACTAATCAATCTTATCCTCAACTAGCATCTGCTGTATCGAATATTGTATCAGTGTCAGGAGGGATGCAGTCTGCACACTGTATAGATAGCTCTGGTAATATGTACCGAACAGGGCATAATCAGAATGGCATTAACCAAGGCACTGCTGTTACAACATGGACAGACACAAACCAAGACAATGTTTATCAAGTCTGCAATGTTGATGGCTATTATGGTGCATCAACAGTCCAAGCCTTTGCTATGTATTTGAATACATCTGGTGAACTTTATGGAATTGGGGCTAATGCTATCGGGCAACTTGGAGTTGGTGATCTAACTGCAAAGTCTGCTTGGACAAGGGCTGGTGGCTCAACAACATTTAGCTCGTTTTATTGTGCAGGTAATTCGTATTATAATACGGTTGCGTCATTGGGTGGAACCCCTGGAAATTCTGATGACACAATTTATTTTCATGGATACAACGTAGGTGGTCAGTGTGGTTTAGGTAATGTGACAAACGTACAGTCACCAACACAGCCACAAACTACAACTTTGTTTAGCCATACTGTAGCATCTACAGATTCTGGTTCTGCTCCAACAAAAACGGATATAAGTTTGCCTCGTACTGCTATCAAGCATGTCTATGGTCTCGATGGTATTAATGGGCAGGGCTATGAATGTCACATTCTCGAAGATGAATACGGAAGGCTTTGGAGAGCAGGTTATGGAAATGGTTTAGATTACCATGAAAATCTTACAGCCAATGTTGTTAGCAGTAACTTCTTCCTAGACCCTTCACCATTCAACGCAACAGGCACAATCACTGGTACTCATTGGGCTGGTGAAACTACTGTTACTGTTGAAACAGTCTATGGTACAGGAAATCACAAAGCTTCAGAAGGCAACCACATAATGATTACATCAGATGGTCGCATCTGGGGCAGAGGCTACAATGCACAAGGTCAATTAGGTGATGGCGGTTTAAACTTTATTGGTCAATGGAAACAAATGTGTCCGTAAGGAGATGCGAGTATGGCTCAAAAACTATATAAATGGACAGGCGATTTAATTCAGCCTGATAGCTACGACAGTGCGTTTGCTGCACCTGAATGGTACGGCAACAATCTCGCGTATTTGGACACAGGCTTTGCCGATTTATGTTCATCGAGCAATGATGATTTTGCGGCAACAACAGCAACAGATGACAAAAATTGGGTTAAGTCTAATAGCCCACAAGCGAAACGATACAACAAGGAATGTGTTGCAGAAATTCGTGCATCATATTCTATGGATGATGAACTTAAAGCATTACGCACTGACGATGCTACAGTTAAAACTGCTATTGCTAATATAGTTTCTAGCTGGTCAACAAAGAAAAATGCATTGGTTGGTGATTAATGTCTAAGCCTACAGCCCAAACAGTTAAGTCACAGATAGATACGCATGAAGCTGTGTGTGCTGAACGGTGGCGTGAAACTATTATTCGTATCAAAAGAATAGAGCATATTATGATTGGTTCTGCTGGGACAACTATCGTGTTATTGCTCACGATGGTGTGGCGTGGTTAGCTATGCTTGCCGAGATAGCCGCGGCTAATGCCGCATTTGCTGTAATTAAAACAGCGTTGATGAATGGCAAGAGTATTGCAGATGTCGGGTCTAAAGTTTCTGATTATGTTAATGCTACTGAAGACTTAAGAAAATTAGGTGAGAAAAAAAAGAGAAGTGTATTGGCTTCTGGCGGTGAGTTAGAAGAATTTATGCATTTAGAAAAGCTCAAGCAACAAGAAGAAGAACTGAAACAACTGATGATATACACTGGTCGACCCGGACTTTGGGGAGATTGGGTAAGATTTCAAGCTGAAGCTAGAAAAGCTAGAATCAAAGCGGCTCAAGACAGGAAGAAAAAAATACAGCATTGGATTGAAGTGGGTCTAATTAGTATTCTTTGTCTGGCTTTAGTATCTACTATCATCGGTTTCTTTTATTGGTTGGCTTATGTCCATGATAGATAGAATACTAGACTACTCACGCAAAGCCGCGCTTCTACCTAGAGGCATGATGCTCGTTATGACTATGATGAGTTGGCGTTGCGCTGAGTGGTTCATGGATTTAGACGCGCCTACTGCGTCTCAGTCAGCTTTCGTTAGCGTTGTCATGGGTGCTATGACAGGCGCGTTCGGCATTTGGATGGGGCATGAGAACAAAAAATGATACAGTTACTAGGTGTAGTGGGCAGTTTAGCCCAGACTTTTCTTGAAGGTAAGGTTGAAAAACAAAAGGCTAAGTCTGAAATTCTAAAGACTGCGGCACAGCATGATAGTAAGTGGGAACTTATTATGGCTGAGTCTACAAAGTCTAGTTGGAAAGATGAGATAATAACTATCGTTGTGCTTGCTCCTTGTGTCATGGCATGGATAGACCCTGACTTAGCTAAACGTGGGTTCGATGTTATTGCTGAATTGCCTGATTGGTATCAAAACATATTGTATGTTACCATCCTAGCTGGTCTTGGTTTAAAAGGATTAGATAGGTTTAGGAAAAAGTAATGCAGTTATCAGAGAATTTTAGCTTAGAGGAAATGATTAAGAGTCAGACCGCGTTACGCAAAGGTATCTCTAATCAGCCCTCAGAAGAACACACAAAGGCTTTAACAGAATTATGCATCAACCTACTTGAGCCTATTAGATGGCACTTCAGCAAGCCTATAAGCCCCAGCAGTGGGTATCGTAGTCCAGAGCTATGCGTTGCTATCGGATCAAGTATCCATTCTCAACACGCTAAAGGCGAGGCGGCTGACTTCGAGGTGGCTGGTGTAGATAACTACAAGTTAGCTACCTACATTGAGGAGACAATGGATTTCGACCAGCTTATTCTTGAGTATTATACTGGTGGCAATACTGGTTGGGTTCATTGTAGTTACAAAACTATAGGCAATCGCAAAGAAGTTTTAACTTACAATGGTAAAGAATATATGAATGGATTAGTTCTCTAAAGAATAAGGGGCAAGCCCATCGACTCGCCCCTTGTCGGAGGAAGGAGAACTAATCAAACCCCCAACTAATCCTAGAAGGGAATGTCATCATCAATGACAACATCCTTACTAGGATTATTATCTGTTGGTGGTTGATTGTCAACCTGACTTTGAGGCATTGACACTTGGGCTGACATAAAGTTCTTGCCATCCTCAGTTTGTTTTTTCCATGCCGCAATTCTTATCTTGCCGAAACTGCCCTGCTCATCCATCAACCCAGCATACTGTACTGAGCCTGTGTAGTCGGGCTTCTTGTCGTTGTCACCCTTGTCGTTGGGGAACACGGCACCGATTTTTGCCCAGACATCAATGCGCTTTGAACCATCTTTGTTCTCTGCTGTTGTCAGGATGGTCTTGTGTTCGTGTCCAAACACATCGACCTTGCCTTGAAGTATAAACTTCTGTTCGGGGAAGGGGGTAAAGAAAGCCCCCGAGTTTGTGTTGTCATATTCTTCAGCCATTACCATGCTCCTTCGTCTTTGGTTGCTGTTGTTGATTTGCCGCCACTCACTTTTGGCGTTGGCATACTTGCTGAATTTCCATCATCATCTTCAGATGGCAGACCAAACGCTGATTGTAATCCATAGCGTTTAGCATAAGTGATACCTGATCCCATCTTCTGTGGGTCAGTGTTGTCTTTAGTCAGGATAGGTGTGCGTCCTGTGACTGACTCACCTGACTCATGCATAAGTATTGTAGTTACAAACATATGCGTTTCATCAAAGTCCACAAGCTGTGTGAATGTAAGCCCACACTTTCCAGCCTCCGCTCGAACAGTCTCAATGACTTCTTCTAGTGAAGCATACTTTGATTTGAAGAATGGATTGTTAGCACCCTTCTTCGCGGCGGCACCTGAGTTGTGAAACTTAATTAAAGCTTTACATAATTCTTGCATCTTAGTTCTCCTTTACTGTGAAGCGCAAAGCACCACGCTTATCACGCTTGATTGTGAGAAGTTCACAATAAACTTCTCGCTCATTATCACCGACCATATCCTTGAGATTTGATTTGACGTTATCAAATGTCTTGGCTTCGTCAGCAAACTTAATGTAGTCGTGACACATAGAGATGAACTCATTGTCACCACTGGCATCTCTACGCACCATGCCATCAACAGGAATCTTATCTATAGATGTGGGTGCTGGGGTTGATGCTGGTTCTGTGTCTGTAGTTACACACTTCCAGAACTCAACTAGATGGACTTGCATCTTGTTGATGTAATCCCAATCCTTCTTAACGTATACACATTCCCATCTATTGTTACCGAATATAACAGATACATAGATGCCATCTTTTATACCCACCCACATATAGAATTGTAGCTGTGGCATATATCTTTGAAGCACAGCCTCCATGTTGTTACGCTCATGGGTGTGCTTGCACTCAATCATTTCGTGACTGATACTATCTGGCTCTGGTTGTATCATTGCATCGGCTGTACCTTTGAGGGGTATGCCTTCCCAATTCATTTCCATTGGGTATTGCCATGCAGATATTTTTGTATCTGGATGTTGCTCAACAAACCAATCGAGGTTGAAGCTTTCAGTATGACTGCCAAGCTGTACTGCTATGTTGCCAGACAAATCATCTGGCTCTACACGACCTGTCTTTTCAAGCCATAGCTTGTGCCAATCACCAGCCATGATACGGTTGGCATCACTGCCACCCAAGAAACCTTTGCGTTCCATATTAGTTCTCCTTTGTTAGTGATAGATAGTGAGAAGGTATCCACTAACTATGGTACTGCGACCATCGACAGTCCTGAACGAGCCACTATCTATCTTGATTATATTACTGCAATTACGCAGTAAGTTCAACCCTCTTTCTTTCGAGGGCTACCATTAGAAGCTCACGCTTCTTCATACGCCATTTGATTTTGGCGTATATCTCTGCATAAGAAGGCCAGAAGGTTGTAGTCTCTGACGTTTCTTTGATTGCACGAACAACAATATCGGCAGGGTATTCAGATAACTGCATAGCTATTGCTTGTATGCGTACACTGTAATCATCTGCGTTCTCGCCAGATGGTTTGACAACAAGAGCCGCTAACATTTTTAGTTGGCTGATGATGTCATCTACTGGCAGGGGAACGAGCGATGCCGCAACCGCCCCCATCGCTCGATCAACTGCCAGTATGTCATCACATGATATGGTGTAGCCATTGAGTCTGATGTCAACGTCACCGTCCTTAGGATAGCGCACTGTTTCTTTAGCTACTACCTGACAGCCGAGAATGGATTCCACCGAACAAAGAAGATTTGTGTCCACCACGTTTGGCTTTCCAATTTCCAGTAGCCTTGCTACCGCTTTCTTTTTCTGCTCTCCACTTAATGACGTTATTACACCAGTACCTATATCCGCGGTCGATGTCTTTGAGCTTTGTGCCTTTGGCGAGGTGGTGATTACGGAACTGATCTGCTTCAAGGTCATGGTCGATTTCTCCCTTCGAGTTAATAGAGACAATCAATTCATCACTTGGATGCCAGTCCTCTATCTTTGTTTTACTGGTTAGTAATAGGTTAGGGGTGCTGTCTGCACCTAGCTGGGTGCTGTCTGCAACTAACTGTGGGTATAATGTATAGACAGTAGAACGCTTGTTGTTGCCTCGTTGCCGAGTAACATAACCTTCTTCTTCTAACCAATTTAGTTTGCGAGTTATTGTCGAACGATTCATTGATGTTCGTTCTTCGATTGTAGTTAATGAAGGCCAACACTTATGCGTTTCTTCATTAGCATAATCAGCCAGAACAACCATCAACCACTTGGCATAGCAATCAGGAATCTTCTCCTTGATTACCTTTGCCATCAGTAAGAATGACATTTAAGTTCTCCTTTAAAAGTGGGGCGATGTACTTCTCAAATACATCACCGTCAAATATAACACAGGTTCTTGGCGTGCCTGTCTTACGTTTATAAATTGCAGCATCCCTTCCTTCTAACACTTTGAAAGCATTAGGAAAAGATGCGGCATCACGGTACTTAACTTCAGTTACCAATCCGTGTCCGTTGAGTTTCCAGATGATGTCGCCAGAATATTCTCCTCCCAATTGTCCAGACATCGGTTGCCTTTTCGCTTGGAAGCCTTGCTCTTGTAACCAGTATACGATTCTTCTTTCGTGATAGTCACCTTTTCTGCGATTCTTGCTTGCCAATAGTCTGCTCCTTTTTCCATACAGCTATCACAAATTGTGTGATGTGCTACTGGTTCTATTGATGCAAGCACACACACAAAGTAATGAGTGAGCGTTGAGCAAGCATCGCATTTATATGGTACGCCCTTGTTCGGGTCGCTATCTTTTAATCTTTTTCTTATAGATTTTGAGCGTAAGGCCAAGCGCATCTAACCAACAAGTAAACATAAAGCCACTAGGTACACGTTTGTGTTGCTCCCATTTGTGGATTAAAGATTTGTTGACTCCTATTCTGTGGGCTAGTTCTTCCTGAGACATCTTCTGTCTAGTACGATGGCTAACCATTTCATTGACAACATCACTGTAACTATCTGTCACTTGTGTTGGTTGTTTGTAATGCTCGAAGTTTTTCATATATCTTTAATGCTGTTGAGTGCCGCATATCCTGACCATACTTAACACGATAGTAAGTTGATGAAGGAACACCAGCTAATAAAAAGGCATCCTTCAACAACACGTTTGAGTTCGTAGCTTTTTGTTCTAAGATTTCATAGTAACTTTTCATGTTGCTACGATTGCATACTTGCAGTTAATCGTCAATCCTCAGAGAATATCCAAGCCTCTAATTCCTCATCAGTCATATCATCAGTGTAATCTATTTGCTTTGTGACTGTGCGGATTTTCTTTTTCTCTTTGATGTGAGGCAGTCGCTTCGGTTTTATAGTTACCTCCGCAACTGCCCTCACTCTCGGGATACATTCTAAGGTTGTGAATTTGTAAGCACAGGACAGACACAAACGCCTCCGCCTTATGGTATTGTTAGCAGACGAGCGTGAGTCTTTGACCTTGGTGTCTGACTTACACTTTGGGCAATGCATACATCACCTGTTGACTACGACCTGACCTAGCTTTGCGCTTGCCATCAATCTTAATCAATCCTTTATCTAATAATTTTCTGTATCT